GGTGTAGCTTTTCGCGCAAAATGCAAAATATTTTCGCGTCATTTGCAAAAACCTATTTTAAAAAAAGGAAAAGGACGTTTTAAAGGGCTGTAAAATACCCTCTAAAACGTCCTTTTCCTACTGCTTTTTCTTCGGCTTTCGGTTTCCATGCTCTTCGACAATCAGATCTTTTCCCGTGATTTTGTGCTGATTCGGTACATATTCAATTAGATCTGAAATATCGCACTCTAATACTTCACAAATCTTGTCAACGTGATCCAGGTTTATACGGGTTACGAATTCGTGATACCATTCGTTGATTGTACTTGGCCGGATTCCAGTGGCTTCTGCAAGATCTTTCTGCGTCCACCTTTTTTCTCCAAGAAGCCGTGATAAATGAATTTTAATCATGATATCCATGCCCCTTTGCTGGCTATTTTAGCACGAGGGCACTCTTCAAAAGTCATTTTGTTATATTATAACGAAATACGTTATTTTTCGTAATTCCTGATTATCAGTTCCTTGAATTTCGAAGACTTCGTCTTACCCGCCAGGCTGTTATTCCGGCTTATTTCTTCGATGTTGTAACCCTTATACAGTTCTCTGACGTAAGCATCATCATTATAAGATAAAATAAAACGGCCTTTGATACTGCTTAAAACGGCTTTTAAACGTTCATGATCTGCTTCAGTGAAGCTTCCCTCATAATATTTTTCCGTCCCGTGATAAGGCGGATCAAGATAAAAGAGTGCCCCTGGTCTATCATAAACCCGAATCAGGTTTTCAAAGTCCTTGTTCTCGATTACAACACCTTGAAGCCTCTTTTGAATAAGGG